TTAAAAAAACAATGGATGATAATAAAAAAGCCATAACAAGAATTTTTAATGCACCTAAAAACTTTAACAAAGGTGGAAGAGATGGTCTTAAAAAAGGTGGTGGATCTGATTTAGGAATGCAGAGTGTTAAACATGGTATAGATAATAATCCAAAAATAACAGCAGCTGATCCAAAAGCAAAATTTATAGCAAAAGCTAAATCTAAAAAGAAGATAATATAATGGCTAAACTCTGTGCAAAAGGCAAAGCAGCCGCTAAAAGAAAATTCAAAGTCTACCCTTCGGCGTACGCGAACATGTATGGTTCAGCAGTATGTTCTGGTAAAGTTACACCAGGTGGCAAAAAGAAAAGAAAAAAAGCTATGGGTGGTGGAATGATGGATATGACTAGAATGAAATACCTTAAAGGAGGACAAGTATAATGGCATTAAAAGATATATTACCAGGAGATAGAAAAAAAAATAAAACTATCCCTGTATCGCATTCATATCAACACGACGATGTTAAAAAAGTTGCTAAAAAAATGAAAGAAAAAAATGCTATGATGACTAAAAGTGAATCTTTAGATAAAGCAAAAAAATTTATGGACACACTTCAAACTGCTAAGTCAAAAGATATGACTGAAAGAGAAGGTTCATTTGCAAAAGGTGGAAGAGCTGGTTATAAATCTGGTTCTAAATGTAAGTTAGCCATGAAAGGCAAAGGAAGAGCTTACGGAAAGAATTCGTAATGCGTACTCACTTTTCAAAGGGTGGGTTAAGACAATGGGTAGCCGAAAAATGGGTGGACATTGGAGCGCCGAAGAAAGACGGCAAATATCAACCTTGCGGGAGAAGCAAAGGCTCAAAGAGGAAATATCCAAAATGCGTCCCACTTGCAAAAGCCACACGGATGTCAAAAGGGCAAAAGGCGAGTGCTGTCAAACGAAAAAGAGCAGCTGGTAATCCAGGCGGTAAACCAACTAACGTAAAAACATTTGCATAATGAACTTAGAAAAAGATTTACAAAGATTAAAAAAAGAAAAAGCATTAAAAGAATCTGCTATTGCTCAACTTAGAAAAAGAAGTAAAGACTCTGTTGCAAGACCTAGAGCAGAAAAAAATATACTATCTACTAACCCTGAAATGCAAAAAATCTAATGAGAAAAAAAGAAAATCCTATTAGAAAAACTACTACAGGTAAGGGTGCTAATTATAGAAAAACAAAATCTGGAGCTGGAATGACAGCTAAAGGTGTAAGAGCTTACAGGGCAGCAAACCCTGGAAGTAAATTAAAAACAGCCGTGACTGGTAAAGTGAAGCCAGGATCAAAAGCTGCTAATCGTAGGAAGTCATACTGCGCAAGATCACTTGGACAATTAAAACGGTCATCAGCAAAAACTCGTAACGATCCTAATTCTCGAATCAGACAAGCACGGAGAAGATGGAAATGTTAAATGCAATTAGAAACAGTAATCAATAAAACTTTAAGATTCCTAGATTCAAGAATAGATCAATTGTCAATATCAGTAACGTCCGGTAGTGTTGACAATATGGAAAATTACAAGTATATAATAGGACAAATCAATGCACTGGAATCAGTGCGTCAGGAAATCTCTAACCTGCTAAACGATAAGGAGCACAATGAAGGAACAGTCATCGATATTAACACCAAACAATGATCTTATTGGTGTAAAGAAATCAGAGAAAAAAGAAGAAGGAAAAGTCCCACAACCTACGGGTTGGAGAATTTTAGTTTTACCTTTCAAGATGAAAGAGAAAACTAAAGGTGGATTAGTATTAGCCGAAACTACTTTAGAAAAGCAACAAGTCGCTTCTCAATGTGGTTTGGTTTTAGCTATGGGCCCACAATGTTATAAGGATAAGGAGAGATATCCTGAAGGCCCGTGGTGCAAGGTCAATGATTGGGTAATGTTTGCACGTTACGCCGGATCAAGGATCAAGATAGATGGTGGGGAAATTCGTCTGCTAAACGACGATGAAGTGTTAGCAACAATTGATAGTCCAGAGGACATCTTGCATGAGTTTTAATCATAGGAAGGAGTAACTATGCCAGACGAAGAAAAAAAACTAGTACCTATTGATACATCAGGACCTGATGCAGAAATAGCTATTGAAGAAACAAAAGACGAAGCCGTTGTAGAAACGGAAAACACGGAACAAGAACAAGGAACAGATAAATCATATGAAAATGAAAGAGAAACAAAATTAGAAGAAAAAAAATCCGACGAAACTTTAGAGGACTACAGCAAAGGTGTACAATCTCGTATTGCGAAACTAACTCGTAAGATGAGAGAAGCGGAAAGAAGAGAACAAGCCGCTATTGATTATGCTAAAGGTGTAGAGGAAAAAAGAAGAGCATTAGAAGCTAGGTTTGAAAAAACTGATGCTGATTATGTTAAAAAATTTGAGACAAGTATCTCAACAGGTTTAGAAGCTGCACAAAAAGAATTAGCTGCTGCTATTGAATCTGGTGATGCAAATGCTCAAGTTGAGGCGAACAAAAGAATTGCAACTCTTGCTTTTGAGAATGCAAAACTAGAGCAAGCCAAAGCTGGTAGAGAAGAACAACGGGCAGAGAAACCCGTTACTTTGTCTGAACCACCGGTTCGGACCCAACAAATGGATGATCCAATTAATCCAGATCCTAAAGCTGAAGCATGGGCTTCTCAAAACTCATGGTTTGGTACTGATAAAGCAATGACTTATACTGCTTTTGAAATACATAAGGATTTAACGGAAAAAGAAGGATACGATCCTAACTCAAATGAGTATTATGCAGAAGTTGATAAAAGAATAAGAATTGACTTTCCGCATAAATTTGGTAATACTGAAACTAAGCAATCGACCGCCCCTGTTCAGACAGTGGCTTCAGCTACAAGAAGCGTAAAGCCTGGTCGCAAAACTGTGAGACTCACATCATCACAGGTAGCAATAGCTAAAAAATTAGGTGTGCCACTCGAAGAGTACGCAAAACAATTAAAACACACGAAGGAAGGAGCGTAAAATGGAAAAAGAAAAAGAAAATACTTCTCGTGCGAGCCAAACACGGTCAAAGTCTGAAAGACCAAAAGTGTGGGTTCCACCGTCATCTCTAGATGCACCCCCTGCACCTGATGGATTCAGGTATAGATGGATAAGAGCTGAAGTTGTAGGCTTTCAAGATACAAAAAATATAACTGGACGTTTAAGAGAAGGTTATGAATTAGTTAGATCTGAAGAAGTCGAAAATGCAAGCGATTACCCAACCGTTGAAGACGGTAAATACAAGGGAGTGATTGGGGTTGGTGGCCTTCTTCTTGCGAAGGTACCTAATGAGATCGCAGAGCAACGTCAACAATATATGTCTGATAGACATAAAGAACGTAACGAAGCCGTAAACAACGACCTTATGAGGGAGCAGGATAGTAGAATGCCTATCAATGTTGATAGACAATCTCGTGTAACCTTCGGTGGTACTAAAAAGTAATTTTTAAATCACTGAATTAAATTAAACCGTACTGGAGGCCCTTCGGGGCAGGTACATAAGGAGTAATAACTATGGCAAATAGAAACGAACAAGGTTTTGGTTATACTGCAGCAGGCGTTCTGGGTTCAACTCCAGCAACTTCTGGTCAAGGTAAATACAAAATCGATGCGGGTTATGGTACTACTATATACAATGGCGGAATGGTAAAATCTGCTGCTGGTTATATTGTGGACGGTCAAACGGCCGCTGCACCTGTAATTGGAACGCTTAACGGAATTTTCTACAACGCGGCTACAACTTTGAAGCCAACGTTTGCAAATTTCTACAAAGCAACGATTACACCAGCAAACAGTGAAGACATCACTGCTTTTGTATTCGATAACCCACACCAACAATATGTAGTAGCAACAGATACTGCGGTAACACAGGCAGGATTTTTAGAGTCTTATGACATGAATGCATCAGCTGGTAGCGATACCACTGGTAGATCATCTTCGACTTTAGCTATCGGCACTACTAGCGCAGACGGCAAATCACTAAGACTTTTAAGAGTAGCAGAAGATCCTGAAAATGAGGATATTACTGCAGCTTATTGTTCAGTGGTTGTTTGTCCGAATCTAATCGAGCTACAATCGTAATAGGAGAATAGGAGATAAATTATGGCAATATCACGATCACAACTAGTTAAAGAACTAGAGCCAGGATTGAATGCACTATTCGGCCTGGAATATAAAAGGTATGAAAATCAGCATGCTGAAATTTATACTGAGGAATCATCTGACAGAGCTTTTGAAGAAGAAGTTATGTTATCTGGTTTCGCTAACGCACAAGTTAAAGGTGAAGGTGCTGGTGTTTCATTTGATGAAGCGCAAGAAACTTTCACTGCTAGATACACTCACGAGACTGTAGCTTTAGCGTTCGCAATCACTGAAGAAGCGATTGAGGACAACTTGTATGATAGACTTGCGTCTAGATATACAAAAGCTTTAGCTAGATCTATGAGTAACGCTAAGCAAGTAAAAGCTGTTGATCCATTAATTAATGGTTTCACAACTTTCCAATCTGGTGACGGTGTAGCATTAATGGCTACTAACCACCCGACTGTAGCAGGAACGTTCGCTAATGAATTAGCGACTTCTTCTGACTTGAACGAAACTTCATTAGAGCAATCAATGATTGACATTGGTAAAATGACTGATGAAAGAGGTTTAAGAGTTGCAGCAAGAGGAGTAAAAATGATTATTCCTTCTGAGCTACAATTTACAGCTGAAAGACTTATGAAGTCTCAAGGTAGAGTTGGAACAGCTGATAACGATATCAATGCAATCGTATCTATGGGTATGGTTCCTCAAGGTTATAGAGTGAACAACTACCTAACAGATGCAGATGCGTTCTATATCTTAACAGACGTGCCTAACGGTATGAAAATGTTCAACAGAGCACCATTGACAACTGCAATGGAAGGCGACTTTGACACTGGTAACGTAAGATACAAAGCTAGAGAAAGATACTCTTTCGGAGTTTCTGACCCTAGAGGTATTTTTGGTTCGCCAGGAGCGTAATCAATAATTTTTGTGGCGGGACATAGTTCCGCCACAATCATAAAATAAACGGTGAGATTCATGAAAAAATTTTTAGTTAACATTTGGGCGTACGATCATCACGCCAAATTTGAAGTAGAATCAGAAGATTCCCCAACTGACCTAGAACAATCTATCCTTGACAAACTTGGAGAAAATAGTATAGTTTGGGAAAACCTTGGAGTTAGTTATGACAACAAGGTAAATAGAATA